TCATCTTACCGTAAGTGAGCTTCTTGGACTCGTCAAGGTAAAGCTCGGAGTAGAGACGCCACCACTTCTGGTAGTGCTTGTCAACACGCTGTCCACCGATTGATAATTCTACGGAGGAAATTGCGCGCTCGGCGACCCAGCAAGAATCGTCGGTGGCGTCGGAAGTGATAGACGCCGCAGCGGCGGAGAGAAGCTCGACGTACATGTCACCGACGAGATCACCGTTGCGGGCAACAGTGACGGAAACGCGACCGGAGTTGGCGGCAGTACCGTTGACGGTCTGCTCGATGTTCTCCATCGCGAAGTTAGTGTGGCGCTTGTATTTCGCCTGGAAGAAAGTTACCTCAGGGTTACCAGTAAGGTAGACATCCTGGGCACCGTAAGCTACGAGTTGCATAAGACCACCGGCCATTTTGAGAGTTGTTGTACTATAGGCAGAGAAAATAATTTTGGGTAAATGTGCGAAATTTCGCGATCCAATTTTTCTTGGTCTAATTCAAATGTCAAAACAGCCTGAAGAAACTGAGATTGAGGAGGGTGAAATTGTATCCGAAACTGAGTCAGAGGAGGAGGTCTCAATCATCGCTACTGAAGATGAACCCATTGATGAAATCGATGATGACGACATGATGTTCGAGGATGATGGCGTGGATGTCGCGACTCTCATGACATCCCTTCTTGCGACTGAGGATGGAGACACTGTATGTACGGCCCTGGTCAGTATCACTCAACAACTTCAAATGCAAAACAAAATTTTGATAAAGATTTTGAGTGAATTAAAAAATTAATTAGAGAGAAAAATTGTAAAAGATATAATTAATGGAGGACACTCACTTCATCGACAAGGAACCAAATCGCTATGAAGCGCTTGCAGTACTTCAAAAACAGACTATCCAGTCGATGAATGAAGAGACCATAACAAATATTATCGAAACGTTTGAAAAGATGTGGAACCTCAGAACAGAAGATTTCAAATGTGCACGCGAACTCGGATATCGTCAATATGTACACATCGATAATTTTGACACCGAGGGGAACCCAAATGTGAGTAGTATCGACATTTTAGCCATAAAAGGTATTCGTGAAAAACAACGTAGTTTCCTGGTAGATTTAAAAAGTCAGATCAAGAAACTCAAACTCGATAAAAAGGGGGATGAGAACGATACAACCATGATCACGAGGGTTCATAATATTCTAAAGCAGGTAAAAGACGGTTACGATAACGTCCGTCGCCACTACAGTGCATACGAGCGTGTTGTAAATCCAACCGCAGTTCCACAAACATCTTCTATTTCTGATGCTTCCACTATGGGTGAAGATGACCTGGATAATTCCATACCCCTCCAGAAGTGTATTATTTTCTGTCTCGATGAACTCGAAAAAGCGAAATACCGTAGATACAAAGGTCATTGCTGTGAAGAGAGAAAGACGGAAGATGGACACAACACGAGAGCATGGGAGCAAAAAATGACAATCGAGGACTTTGTCTATTCCTTATCGAATAAGGATGATAATTTTGAAATGTGGAAAAACTTTACGAGTAAGGGAAGTATTTTCAGAGAAGTCATCGACCATCTTTCAAAGTGTAAGGATTCTCAATTTCCAACCATTAACAAAAGGCGACACGTTTGGTCGTTTAAGAATGGTGTTTTTGTAGGCAAAGAATGGGTTTCTACAGAACCGGATGACGGATACTATACATGCACATTTTACCCTTATAATTCGATAGAATTCAAAAACCTTGATCCCGCTATCGTCGCGTGTAAGTATTTCGATAATGATTTTAACGATTATTCACACATGGATAAATGGCAGGACATTCCCACACCAAACTTTGACAAAGTTTTGCAGTATCAGAAGTTTGAGGAAGAAGTATGTAACTGGGCGTATGTTATGGGTGGTCGTCTCTGTTATGATGTGGGAGATCTAGACAGTTGGCAAATTATCCCATTTTTCAAAGGTATCGCTAAATCAGGTAAATCCACGTTAATTACAAAAGTTTTCAAGAATTTCTATGAAAACCAGGATGTACGAACCCTGTCGAATAATATCGAGAAAAAGTTTGGTCTTTCTTCAATCAAAGACGCCTTCATGTTTATCGCACCAGAGGTGAAGGGTGATCTCGCTTTAGAACAGGCAGAGTTTCAGTCTCTCGTTTCAGGTGAAAACGTATCTGTAGCAGTTAAGAATAAACCAGCTGAAGAGATTCCAGAGTGGAAGGTCCCAGGGGTTCTTGGTGGTAATGAAGTCCCAGGATGGAAAGATAATTCAGGATCTGTTCTGCGTCGTATTTTACCTTGGAACTTTAGTAAACAAGTGAGACAAGCCGACCCCCGTCTCGATGAAAAACTTAAAAATGAATTACCTAGAATTTTACTCAAGTGTGTCAGGGGTTATATCGAATATAGGAACAAATATGCTGATGCGGATATTTGGGATGTCGTACCGAAATACTTTGAAATCATCAAGATGCAAGTTGCGAAGGTTGCGAACTCTCTCATCCATTTCCTAGAATCTACCATTGTCGACAAGGGTAAAGACCAATACGTACCACAAAACTTGTTTGTAGCTGCGTTCAATACACACTGTAAAAACAATAACTTGGGTCAACACAAGTTTCATGAAGATTTCTATGTCGGTCCATTCAGTTCATATGATATCGAAGTTAGAAATGAATCCGTGTCATATAGAGGAAGACAATACCCACGCCAACCAGTCATATTTGGTATTGACTTAATCGAAGACCAGTTAATGACTGGCAACAATCATTAAAAAAAATCCTTACACATAGTAATATGAGCCAGTCGGTCAAAGAATTTGTCAGGCAGTCTGGTGTGGACGTACGAAGTCCAGACTCTAACTCCAATAATAACTTCGCTCGAGAACTTGAAGAGGATATGTTTAGACGTCAAGATCGTATGGCTCGGCGGGAAGAAATTGCACGTGGTCAGCAGTTCTTTCGCGAACCTACACGACCCGAATTACAGCAAAGACGGGTCCCTCCTCCACCTCCTAGACGGAGTCGTTTCGCACAGTTCGAAAACAATTCTCCATTAGAAAATGAATTTTCTGATCTAAATATGAACAAACTAGTAAATAATGCATTAAGAGAACCCATAAATACAAGTGAATTTGACAACATGAATCTCAGTCCTATAAACGAAGCCGCGTTTGAAAAGGGTCTCGCTGAGATGAACCCAAATACAATCAATGAATTTGGGGCCCTCACTGATCTAGAAATCTCTCCATTGAAACCTGGATTGTTCGTTGGCACTATTAATAAATCATTTGGTAAAGAAGTTCGTTTAGACCTTTTACCAATTCTGATGAAAAAACCACTCGGTAAAACACCTATCGGTCAGGGTTTTTATATAGACACGAAAGAGATAAAGGGTATTTATGGTCAGTTTAAAACTGGGTTTTCTCACACCAAAGAAGGTGGTCCCAAAGGGAGTATTAACAAACCTTTCGCCAGTGTACAAATTATGGTGACCGTTTCGGATGGTGTGAATAGTCAAGGTGGACTCTGCAATATTTATAGGAATGGTAAAATACTTTTCCGAAATGGATTTGTTGGTACGAACATTACAAACCAACCTGAACTCATTCGTCGATTTATCGTAGATAATTATACACAAAAAGAACCATTCCTTTACAGTCCAATCGAGTATAACAATCTCAGTGGTCAGTTTAGTATAAATGGGGTATTCACAAATCTCACTCGTATGCAAATGAAATTTTCAAAATACGGATCTACCACTTATGAACCAGAACTTTCACCAATGCTCTATGTTACCATGAAAGGGTACACACTCAATATTAGTAAGTCTGGCACCGTACAAATCATAGGTGCCAAGTCACCTGCTATCATGGAAAATGCATACAAAGCTGTAACTCCATTAATCCGTGAATTTTATAGAGATGGAGATGTCACTATAGACAAGACCAAACGCAAGACAAAGGCTAAGCGCAAGACCAAGACCAAAGTTTCTCCTCCTAAAAAGACCAAACCTGTAGTAAAACGCAAAGCATCTTTAACAAACAACCAAATCAACGCACTCAAGATTGATGGAAAGAAGTGTGATCGTATGTCTAGAGATGAACTCAAAACTCTTGCACGTAAAATGGGTATTCTCAGTTTTAGAATTAAAAATGGTTCCACCACCCGGGACATGCGTAAGGATGAAATTTGTGCTGCTATAAAGGCTAAATCTAAGACTAAAAACGTTACTGTAAAAAATACCAACAAAAACAAGAATGTTAAATTATCTGGTACTGGTAGCACATTTCGCATCGGTGGTAAACTGTGTCGTGATAAGACATTAACTGAAATCAAACAGTTTGCTGCATTACTTAAAATAAATACATCGGGTAAGCAGACGAAGGATGCCCTTTGTAAACAGATTGAGAAGAGTCGTAATAATCTTGCAAAGCCCAAACCTCCTCCTCCACCCAAGCCTACAAAGAGGAATGTACAGAAGGAAAAGAAGGCACAGGTTCAAACTAAAAAGATGAAAGAGAGGGTAAAGAGGGTCGGATTAGATGACAATTCTATTCGTAAAGACCTTGAGAAGCAGTACGGTAAGGCGTGGATGAACCGATACAAACCTAACCTCACACAAGACGTTAGAAACATCAAGAATGCTGCATCTAGAGTTAATTCCAATGATAAAAATAAGGCACTCGGTGTACCAAAAAAGATGGTCGTTAATAGAATCAAGAAAGATATGGTTTCGCGATGGAAAATGCAAAGAAAGCGCAACCTTGAAAGGAACTATGTGATGAAGAATGTTAATGTCACCGGGGTCCCCAATAATATGAAAAATAAGTGGAGACAAGCAGCTGCTAATGAAGCTCTTCGCAGAAATAAAATTCTGACTGCTAAACAGTTCGCAGCTTTAAAGAAAAAATGGTTAAAGGGTATGAAGAATATTACAAATAATGGGAACGCGCGTAGAAATATTGGGGCGGCTAGAGCTCGGATTGAAACGTTATAATCATGGTGTGAGAGTGAATGATGACACGCGAACTTGGGGAACACCTACAGACTCGTGGTTAGATATGGCCAAGGAGGAACTTTTAGACGCTATTATTTACACCGTAGCAGATTATATTAGAAATGTTAGGAGTGAGGGAGAACGCGCACCCCTCAGTTTTCGTAAAAATGATGAGCTTGATGATAACAAACTAATCATGTCTATAGTTGATGACTGGGAATGTGTTGAAAGTCCACAACACAAAATGATGTTATGGAATCTCTTCAAAATGCTGAACAGCGACATATTTAGGGATTAGGTAATTGCTCGGCTATTTGAGTAGCTGTATTAAATGCAGTGAGACACATAACAGTGACTGAAAACTGGAAAATAGCTTGTTCCCACATTCTAAGAACACAAAATGGTACTATCATGAGCCCTGCACACGTACCATGAAACACTACAACTATTATCGATGCTGAATGTTCAGTATGTAGAGCACCCGTCGTAGATACTATCAACGCGAAATTGATAATATCTATTATTCTCCTGAAAAGACCCAAATTTATACCAGATGCAATCACGAATATATACGCTAGAGCACGCGCAACTGGATGATATTCTATTAAAAATCTGAAACGTTGTTGTGGTCGTACTCTTATTATTTCGGGGGGTGGTTCTGGGGGTTCCGGTGGTGGAACCTCTTGGTTAAATGCTATCGCGACAGAACCATCTGGTCTTTCAACAACCAGATGTCTGGATTCATCCATAACCTATTATCTAAAGACGTTTATTGTTTAAGTTGGCGATACAAAGTGTAAAAGGAGAACCCAATAATGATATAAAGGAAATACATTAAAGTCTTAGGAATTAAAGTAAAATTATCAAGAACTTTGGTATCGGCTTCATCGAGTTTAGTCTTGTACATTCTGAGCTGCTGCATCAAAAGATGGAGCAGGCGTATAGCGAGCATCATGATAGCCACACTGATGAGTATAAAGGCGATGTTGTATAACGCATTTCCCTTACCACGGTAAAAACGAGAATACGCTAAAAGGCCTAAGGATATAGACACGTACGCGGCGACGTTCTGGAGCGACCTCTGAGAAAGAGCGATGAGCTTTAGAAGTTCGGGGTTCATTTAATATTTACTGACATTTAATTTTTCTATTGACTATTTTTGTGGGTTCTGCAGCTTGTTTGAGATGAAAAGTGTGGTACGAAAAATCATATTTTGGAAATGTACTTTTTATTTTATTGGAAAGTACACCAGCTTGAACCGTTAAGGGTATTCCCGAACATACAGACTTTTGTTCCATCAAAAGAAATTCATCCTCCATGGCTACGAACTTTTTTAGGCTCTCACTCTTTACACCGTCTGTATGCATTTTGACATACATCGCTTTGGAATCACCGTCACTGATGTAAAAATATTTGGAACCGTCAACTTCATCCGACTTTGTGTGTTTGTCATACATCAAAAACACAACGACGAGAATTGCTAAGATGTATATCATTTACTTTTACACAGAAATTAGTTTCGAGAGGTCAGAAACCTTATTGATGATATTGAAAAATTTGTAAATATCGTCGACTGCATCGGGCTTGATAATCTCAAGTTCAATTTGGTAACTCGCCTCCTCTTCAGAGTCCATGTCAGCATTATCACCTGAAGAGATGGTCATGTCGATACTGAGATTCTTACGCACGAATGAGTGACGAGTCTTGGAACGCCTTCTATCCATATCGTATTCACCCGATGTTACAATTTCACGAGCTACACAGAATCGTACATCGAGAGGATCACATTTGAAATCCTCTTTCACGACGCTAATCTTTTGAATCATGGTTTGTTCACCAGAATCTTCGTCGGAGGTGATGCGAATGTTGTTACTGTCGTTATAGTAGACGTCTACGGAAGAGGTTTCCTTCGACTCCCAGCCTTCATATTTCTTCAGGCCTTCGAGGACCCTCTTCCACGTATCTTTACCAACATTAGTATCAAACAGGGAGCCATTATGTTTCCCAAGACGAATTTCGACTTCAATATCATCTTCGTGCTTATGGGCTTCGAAAATGGGTAGAACTTTATCGACGATAGCTTGGACGTTCATTTTTACTTAACATTTCTTCTTCGCGTCTTTCTCTTAAGTGTTTAATATACATAAAATGTAATGAAGGGACTTGAAAACCACGGAAATACTTGTTATTTCAATACCGCCCTTCAATGTTTGTTGTACATCCCAGTACTATCGAACTATTTTATTCGTAAACCGTACACGGGTGAATGTGAATTTACAAAAGCGTACGGTGACCTCGTTAAGATGTATTGGACGAGGGGTAAAGAGCATATTAGGGTTCAAAATATCATAGAATCGTTCCAAAAAGAGTTTCCCCGTTTCAGGACGAATGAACAACATGACGTACAAGAAGCTGTACTTTGTATCATAGATATACTCGAACGGTCTAGACCCGAAATAAAGGACTGGTTCTATGGAAAGAAGACACAAGAAACGATATGGCCCGGTGGAAAGTCATCGAATGAAGAGGTTTTCAGTGTACATTTGATAACTGCCGAGGGTAAAGATATGGGTACTATGCTCCAGAAAAGTACTGACTGGAACACCATAGAAAACTTTGAAGATACAGAAGGTAAAGTACATCACCTAGCGACGACGCGTATGGTATTTTCAAAACTTCCACAGATTTTGATGATTTCATTTGACAGCAAAAGTCATATAGAAATCATAGAAAAGATGATCATAGGTGGCAGTGAATATAATCTCATATCGTGCGCCGTACATGTTGGTGCACAAAACGATGGACATTATGTAAGTTTCGTTAAAAGGCGGAACAAATGGCTTTTAGCGAACGATGAAAGTGTTGAAGAACACGAATTACCGAAAGAGGCAAGTTTCTATTTTATGGTGTATAATTTAACAATACATTGAATACCCGAGAGACTTTAGTCCGTATCCAGTATCAGTGGCTGCGGTCCTCGCAGTGGGAACAGCAGTCTTCGCATTCCACTTTGCAACAACTTCAGCATCTGTGGTCGCCACACATGCGTCGGTAGCACCCATACCTCCTCCACCATAACCCGCGTATCCAGCATCCTTAATCGAATAGTTACAGTTGTTACCATCCTTTGTGACGTCGACTTCAACCATTTTGCAATGTTGGTTAGTTTTGCGCATCGCGATATACTTCTTATTGGTTGCACTGGAACTTAATTCGTGAAAAGTGTGGGTTTGACCAGCGGTCTTAGCTTCTTCGCTTGAAATGGGGACAGAGT